TCGCCATCCTCGGCCACGACCAGCGGCTTGACCTGTCCGAACATTTCAATGCTACGGACATATTCATGGAGTTGCTTTTCGGAGTGCCGCCGGATGTTGTGGGCAGGTTTGTGCAGATCCGAGAGCTTTTTCTGCGTGATAATCATTTGCCAGCCCTCCCTTCCAAAAAGGTGCGGGCCGCAGGAATGACTTCTGCCGCAGCGGTGACAACGTCCGGCGCCAGACTGTAAACCATCTTGAAACCGTCCTCAGCGTTTTCCGGTTCTCCCCAGATGGGCCACGGTGTCGGGCCATAGACCCAGCCGTTTTCCCACTGGTACGTCGGCGGAAGCGTCAGACCGTAGTAGTGGAGATACCCCAGAATTGCCTCATGCGGCCAGTCTGCAATCGCGGCATATCGCATTTCGCCGGACTTCTTGTGAATGGTATAGTCCTTTCCGCAAGTATTTCCGTCTATAATGCGATGGCCCACCAGCAGCACATCCAAATCGTGCTCCTTGAAGTATCTCGAGAACGAATATCTCTGGATAAGCCCATACCAGATGTTCAGATGTTTGGCATCGTTCACGAACATCAGCTCCGGGTGCTTGCCAAGCCATTCAAGATCAAGGCCAGTATTGATTACTTCACAACCGACCGGCATATTTTCCAGCGCCCATGAGAGGTACTCTGGGAATTCCAAGTCGCAGTGCGCAAAGAAGCTGTCCGTTACACCCGCCTTTTCACAGAGCTTTCCGAGGACAATGCTATCCTTTCCGGCGCTCCACGCATACGCAGCACGTTTTCCATCGGCAGCTTTTGCAATGCGTTCTACTGCAGTGGTCTCATAGGCTTTGACCTCATCCAAGGAAATCAATTCCTCGATGTGCCGCATGGCTTCCAGCCAGTCGATATTCCGACTGACCTGTTTTCTACCAAGGACTCTCTTCATTGCGCATCCTCCTTTCGGTCAGAAACGAGGTGCAGCACAACGGATGCCAGCAGCACGGCGATGATGATGTAGAGCCGGAGCTCGCTCATCAGCGTCCAGATGCCCATAACACCCAGCGGAATCAGAATCTGCCACGATGCCACCGTGAAAACGTCCAGCGCAAAGCCGAACTTCTTGCCGAACACCAGGTACTCGGAGTAGAGGTAGGTGGACAGGGAGGAAAGCGCGATGATCGTGATGAGAATGGCTTTCAGGGTGTTCAGCAGCGGACTGAAATTGACCCATGTGAGCAGGGCGGCCAGCACCATGTAGATGCCGAACATCACGCCAGCCAGCGCAAAGGACATTTTCACGTCGCCTTTCCGGGTGCCATCTTCGTTCTTGTCATTGTAGGAGAACAGCGAGTAGTAGTACGGATAGGTGAACGGGCCGGGCAGCAGCAGGAAGCCTTTGTACAAGCCAGTCTGGATGCCGGCAGCGTTCAGGCCGGGGTCGATGTTGACGAAGTTGCCGCGGGTATAGACCAGAGCGGCGATGACAACAGCAGCCAGCATACCGTAAACCACAACCCACGAGAAATCATCGGACAGCACGTTCCGAATCATGCCATCTTTGAGCAGTAGGAACAGGAACACAATGCTGGTGATGTAGACGATGACCATACCGCCTTTCGTGCCGATCGGGGTATCGCCGAAGATCTCATAGATGCCGGACATCTGCGTCCATGTCTGGAACATCGTCAGGAATCCGATGAAGTAGAACATGACTTTGCTCTGCATGATGCGCCGGACTGTCGGGATGTACTCCGCAAACAGGCCGAAGAAGATGCAGGCCAGCGAATTGAACACGGCCCAGATGATTGCAGCTGCTGCGCCATTGTTGATGGCCAGCGTGCGGAAGTTCATCAGACTGCCCACTCCTGCCCACGATGCAACAATGGAGCAGGCGTAGAAAATAGTGGGGTTTGCCTTGAATTTTGCCTTGATTTTCTGATACATGGAAAAATCTCCTTCTTTGCGGCCGGGCACGGCGAAATGTCCAGCTTGCAGCACCTCGGCTTTTCGGGGGTGCTGCGGTAATGCCACACGCAAAGGAGAGCAGCGTGCGGCTCGGAATCCTCCTTTCAGGTATAAAAATAGCGGCACCCGCCATTTCTGGCAGGCACCGCTTAGCTTGATTCGGATTTTGCATCCTAATCATATCACTGGGAGCATCCGTTGTCATCTGAATCCATATCAAAGCGTTGCTGGTCGTTGCTGCTCGTTGATTTTCGTTCTTCTTCGTTGCTGTTCGTTCTTGTTTATTGCACGGCATTACACGCCGTGTGAAACCGTCCTACACCGTCCATCACCGTGTGAAACAATCTGCATTGATTTTTGATATTTTCAGTTTGAATTTAACTTTTGGCAGCCAAAATGTAAAACTCATTTCTATATTTGGCCGTATTTTATGAAAATTTTAGGTTGAGTTTGAGTTTTCGGGCAAAAATAAAAAGCCCCGCAAATGCAGGGCTTATCGGTCAATGTGATTCGAGGTAGTTGTAGGCCATCCGGCTGACCCCGGCTTCCGTGTAGCACTTTCCGAGTGCTCCGGCAACTTCTGCCCACGAGTAGCAGCGGACAAACCTCAGCCGGAATATCAGATAAAGCCGGGCATCCATGATGCTCTTGCAGTACTCCTCGACCTTGGGCTTTTCTTCCGCTGCCTGTTCCTCCAACCAGCGGACACGTTCATCCATGTCAGCCAGTTCCACAGCCAGATCCGCCACCTTGTCCCGAACACCGGGTGTATGAGGCATCCCAGTCAGCTGCGGGGAGGCAGGATTGATTTTCTGCCGAAGATTCTCCAAGGCTTCCCGGTCTTTTTCGAGGGTCATCTGAATGTCATAATACTTGGACAATTCCTGTAATGTCACAGCCTACCTCCGTCATAATTCAGCTGCCGTTTTGCAACGGTGCTTCTGTTATTTTATCACATTTTGCCGTCGGAAGATAGACAGGAAACCCAGAAATTATGTGGTCTGCTCCAATTTTGCACAATCCCGGCACCTTGTAGGTCTGGCCGTGCGAATCGGTGCGCTGGATAGGCGGGTCAAGGGGTATGTAGTTCTCGCAAGACAGGCAGCTCATTCTTCCACCCTCTCAATTTTCGGGAACGGCTCATGCCCCAGCGGGATAGGTTTGAAGGAGCGATTTGTCGTCCCGGGGGATTCTCGCTTTTCCCCCGGGGAGTCCAGCCACTGCTGGTGCTCGATGGCGTGTACAAGGTCGATGCACGTTCCCCATGAATCGTGCTGCCGCTCGCGGTATCCCAGCGGCGGATAGGCCAGCTTGTAGGCGGTCTCGAACATACTTTCGAGATTGCGGTGCCGTTCATTGAGGATACCGCACTGGCGGCTATCCTTATACGCTTCGGCTCGATCCACCTCATCATAAACTAAGTCTTCGGCCAGAGCATCGAACTGCCCCATGCGAACCCTCATATACTCGTCCACAGCCAGCCCGATGACGCGCAGCTGCTCTTCCGAAACCTCAATGCGGTACTTCATTTTCATCGTCCTTTTTCCGTTTTTCTCATGCCCAAGAAATCACCCATCCCGTAGCTTCCATCCTTACAGCTGTGAAATTCAAACTGTGTTGGCGCGTTTGGAGATTCAAACTGCGGGGTGATGCCAGAAGATTCGAGGACTGTATACATAGTGGCCGTGGCCGCCGTGTCCTTGTCGCCTGTTCCAGAGTGACAGAATTCTTTTCCGCAGAGGCGGCATTTATAGATTGCCATGTACATTTCCATCTGTTTGCTTACCTCCTTCGTATTCGCCGGACAGTACCAGTGCCATAGCCTCGCAGATGATGGTCACCTTGACGCGCTCAAGATTTTCCCACGATAGGTCTTTCGGCCTGTCCTTGCGCTGCCCGGCGGTCTTCTGCATCAGCATCTGACGCAGTTCCATGCAGGCCTCTTTGAGAGCCGGATAGTTGGCTTTCAGCCCACCCATCTGCATAAAGCTCCACATGGTATCCAGCATCGGGTTTTCCCACGGTTCAGGTTTTACCATTGGTGGCCTCCTGCGCAATGCGGTCGCGGGTGCGCTGTACCTTGTAGGATTTGATTTCCAGAATTTCCTCGGTTGGAATGCCAAACCGTTCGACCAGCCAATCCAGATAGGAGGTCAGGTCTCCGATGGCGAGTTCGATAGAGTGCTTTGCGGCATTGCGCTTGCTCGTGGATGCCTCCAAATCTGCACGGCGCAGCTTGTTGATGCTCTTGATCGGAGCAGCCAAGAACCAAAAGCACATCCGGGCATCGTGTTCTTCATGTGCAGCGGCGTATCTCTTGATTGTATCTTTGTCCAGCGTCAGCAGATATTCCATCTGCTCCACCATAACCTCTACGTCAGCCAATTCCTCGGCAATGTGCTTGGGGTCTAACTCCGCAACTGCCTGAATCAACTCTGCCAGTTCCTCCGTGAAGTGATTCATCTGGAGCTGCAAACCGTAGTGTTCGGCACTTTTCAGGTTCAGTTCAGAAATTTCCTTGTCAGACATTATCGCTTTCCTCCTTTATCTTTCGGAATGTCACTTCCTCGTTTTTCTCCCAGTCGTAAATCAGGCAGAGGATGTCAGTGCCGGGCACAGTATCTTTCAAACCGTCCATTTGCCAGATGTTCCATGAGATCCTTGTTGCAACCGCTATGGCCCAGCTTGCGCTTATTGGCAATCCCAGTTTTTCAATCCAGTTTTCGGTGAATGTCATGAACAGATTCACCCGCGCCAGAAGAAGGTTGTCGCCCTGATACTCATATCCATAAACCGACTGATATGCGCTTGACACAAGTGCTTTCCACTGGAATTTATGGGTTGCGTTCTCCTGAATCACCCTCAGCTTTCTGTCCAGAATGCCAACGCGGTCAGGGATTGCGACAGGCTCCCCTGTGGTAGGGTCATATCTGCTGGTGAGGAACGGAGCCTCCCCGCAGGTGATCTCCAAACACCGCTCATGTACAAACTGCTCCCAGTTGCCTTTGTTCAGTTCCTGCTCGGCGTGGTCGGCCATCTTTTTGACCACCCACAGCGGGGTAAAAACCTCGGCCTTGCCTCTTGTGCGCTTTTTCTGCTCGGATAGCCGCTTCTGGACGCGGGGCATCAGCTTAATTCTGTCAAGCTGCTCTATCGTGATTTCGCCCATTGGTCCGCAGTCCACCTTGGGTGGCGGGTCTGTTGCCCAGATGATATTCTTCCCGGTGGTCTGGTCTTTCAGGAGAATCGGCAGCACCAACCTGAGAATCGGGTCGGAAAAGTCAATCAGATTTTCCATTAGTCAGCCCTCACCATGATTTTGTTTTCTTCTTTCAGCCAGTCCTTGACGCAGTGGAAACAGTGCTCGCGGGTCTGGCAACGCTCCGGATCACGATGCTGAATAAGGTCGCAGATGCCCGGTGTCATGTTCTCCGTGATGTCCTCGTCCGTCATGGAGCGGATAAAATCACCGTTATTCATGTTGCGTTCCCCCTGCATGGCATTGTTTGGGAGGCATCGGTTTCGGCATCCAGCACCGAATATTTCCTGTCGGGATGGCTCTTCTTTGGTTGTAGCCAAATTCCAGAATGGCCCAGCAGTTGTAATCTGCATCATAGCATCCAACGACCGTTTCTTCTTTGAAATTACCTTTTTCAACGAACAAAACGGGCTCCAGACTCTCCGGTAGCCGTTCTGACGGGGAAATCCACTCGACTGTTTGCTTGTTCATTTTACCACCTCCGGCGGCTCCAGCAGCGGAGCCCAGAACTTCACAGCACCATAGGGCGTATCTGCCGCTGGGCGGCCATCCTCGATGTACCACTTGCCGTTTTCAATCCAGCCCTTCATGGTGTTCCGGCTCTCGCAGCAGACCCACACAAGTTCGCTCATGATGCAGCAGTGCTTTTCTCCCGCGTTCTCCCAGCTTTCATCGTGGACAGGCGGCGGGGTTTTGGCATCGTGCCACGATACACGACGGATAAAATCAACGACCATCTGGCTGGCTTCCCGGAGGGTCTTCGCTGTGGCCTCCTTGCCCTTGAAGCCATTGTAATACTCGACCTCGGCCAGAGCGTCCGTGTCGGTTTCCGGGTCGATAAAGCGCAGGGCTTCTTCCAACGTCATTTTAGTTCCTCCTTCTTCAGGCAGATCCACGGATACTCGCTATGCTTGAGGCCATGAATGTACCGCATTCGTGCCTGAATGCAGCGACCATATTCGGAGCAGCCAGTGCAGAATGGCTCCCGGTTGTAGAGCATCTTGGAAACATCCTGATACGGTGGAATATGAGAAGACGGCGTTGTCTGCGCAAACTCCTTGGCGAAGTAGAATTCCACCTCGTCGGCTTCTTCCTGCCGGCCGATCTGCCCGGAAACATCGATTGCGACAAGCGCGATGGACAGCAGCACCGCGATGCCGATGCCGACAGGAATTACAATTGCCCAGTTCATTCTGTGTACCTCCGTGTGTCCTTGTTCCAGCGCAGCGTGATGGGGTTGCCGCACTTGCAGGGCACTGTAAATTCCTGTTCCGCAATGTTGGTCTTGCCCTTGGCGTGGAACTCGCAACAGCTGCATTGGAACTCATACGGCGCAAGGCCACTCTCCAGCGAGATCGTAGCCCCGCAGCGGCAGCCTATGGACATCTGCGGAACGTGGAGATATGTACCGAACTCCTTGCCGCAGCAGGGGCAGGTCAGGCGCAAAAGCCCACGTGCGCCGGGCTCCGGCGGGCGATTACTCTTTCTCATGGTCGGCTCCTTTCTCGGTCTGAAACCGAATCACTTCCCGGAACAGCAGCTCATTGTTGTGCTCCGATTCAGTCATAAAGTTGATGTACTCCCGGAACAACTGGCGGTCATGCTGCTGCCGGCTGGTTTCGCCCAGCAGGGCACCGATAGCCACGCCCACGGCCAGTATCGCAATGTTGATGAAGATCTGATCAGGCATTGTCATTACCCAGCACTTTCTCGATGAGGTCAAAGACCATTTCCCGGTCTTCGGTGGTCAGGAAGTCAGCCGCCATGATTTCAAACTTGAGGCGGTCAGCGTATTCTTTCAAATCGCCCATGGTTTACCCCTCTCCCAGCTTGGCAAGGATTTCGTTGCCCTTGTCCATCAGTTCATCCCGCCGTTTTTTCTGCTCAGCCTCCAGCTTTTTCATTTCCGCCTGATACTTTTTCAGGGTTCCCGGCCGGAAATTCTTGCTCTGGCCCATGCGGATTTTTGCGGCAATTTTCTTGTGCTGCTGAACGGTCTGGCGCAGTTCGGTGTCCGTGGTCAGAATCTGGTAGCGATGGTGGCAGCCGGGGCAGGTGAAATACTGCACCATGTAATCGCCGCTCCATGTACTGCGGATGCCGGCTGTCTGGATGCTGAACGGTGTGCCGCAGCGGTCACACTTTACAAGGTCGGTCATTCGCCATACTCCTTTCTGCACAGCTGGAACGCATTGCAGTGGTCATCGCAAGTTTTGCAGCACTTGTCGCATTCAGGGTGAGCAGCTTTGCACTTATCGCAGGGCGTGTCAGCCTGGCTGCCGGAACCATACACCACAAAAAGCTGGTGGGTGCCGTCCTGCAAGGCCTTTTCGTCATCGGCCATTTCATAGCCGAGGGCTGTCAGGAGCTCATAGGTGCGATTGAGGGGGATGTTTTCGTTGTGCTTATACACGCTCTTGCCCGCTTCGCTGCTCCAGATGGTGCTCCAATAACCCGTGCGCTCGCTGTCCTGCGCATCAAAGGCCATTGCCAGCAGAACCTTTTCCGGCTCGGTATCATAGGCGTTGAACATTTTCAGTGCATCTTTCAGTTCGGTATCGTCCTGAATCTGTTCGTTCAGACCAACACCAAGCAGGTGCAGCACATTTTCATCGTCATTTACTCGTCCATATCCGACCAGCAACGGCGTGGCGTACTCCACGATATCCGAAAGATGCCTCTTGCACTCTGCCGGTGTCAGGTCTTTCACGAAGTCCCGGCGCAACTCGTACATAAATTTTGTTGTGATGGTAAACTGTTCGCGAGCGAGCTCGTCAGCAGCCCGCGCCGCTTCTCGTGCGGCAGCATCTGCATCCTCGGCAGCTGCATTCCGCTTCTTGTAGAGGCTGATGTCGGTTTTATCAACCTCGAACACATATTCGACCTTACCGGCATCATCAGGCACGGCGAACTCGTCTTTACTGTTCATCTTCCAGCTGCCCCAGCTTTTCACATAGGCGTACTTCTGCCTGTCGACATCATCAACTTGCTTTGCAAACTCCTGTAATTTAGTAACGATGTCATCCCGGTAATGGTTCCACTTCTGCTTGTTCAGGGCATCCTGCATAGCTCGATTGAAGTTCTGGGTGCCGATGGTTTCCAAAACCTCATTACGGACATTCAAATCTTCGATTTTGTCCAACTGAGCGAAATCGGACAATGTTGCGCCACGCTTTTCGGCTTTCTTGAAGCTATCATGGTTCAGCTCCAGCAGCTTGATGCGCCGCCGTACAGTGGACTGGGAGAACCCCGACTTGTCGGAGATCTGCTCCACTGTCTGCCCAAAGTCCATCATCATCTGGAAGCCCTGCGCCTGTTCGTAGACGGTGAGGTCTGACCGCTGCATATTCTCAATCATCATGGTCTGCATCTGCTCCCGCTCGTCCATCTCCACGATGGCGCAGGGCAACTCGTACAGCCCGGCCTGCTGCGCTGCTGCCGCCCGGCGGTGGCCGATGATGATGGTGTAGTCCTCGCTGGACCACACGGCCTTGGGTGTCCATGCTGCCGCTGCTGCGGCTGCATCCCCACCCTCGTCAACGCACTTTGCGATGTACTCCCGGCTATTGAGATAGTGGCCGGGAATGACGGTCAGATTCTGGTATACGCCGTTTTCCTTGATGCTGGCGGCAAGCTCGGACAGGTCGCCCAGTTCCTTGCGGGGGTTATCGGGGTGAGGGTACAGCTGCCGGATGGGAATATAAGTAATGTCTGCCATAGGGATACTCCTTTCTTATTTCGGGTTAGAAAAACGTGAGTTGCCCGGTTTTGGTTTCGTTAAGAGGCTCGTTTTCCGGGGCTTTAGGCTCATTTTTGATAGATTTTTGCAAATTTGCGGGTTTAATATCGGTTTTTTCGATTTTTGCAGGTTCGCCTTTCGGCTCAAACAGCAGGTTCATCTGCGCTATCTGGCGGCGCATATACCACACATCGGTTGAGAAAAGCGGCATATACCAGATGCGGTTTTGTGGTCCTGCGGGCAGCAATCCGCGGCTGTCGTAGGCCGTTGCCGGGTTCACGAGTGTGTCACCGATGACTACATATCCAGCGCAGCCCATGAAGCTGCACTGGATGTAGCACATCAGCCCAACGATAAAGTCAATGTCTTGGGCTATGACAAGGACTTTGTTGTGGTAGCAGATATTCCGTCTTTTGCAGACGTTCAAAAAGGCAAGCAGCGTGGCGCCAGCTCCACAGGCCGGGTCAGATACCGAGATAAAGCCCTCCATGTCCGGGTGCAGCTTCGGGTCAAACGTGATCTCGGCCATGCAGCGGCACACATCGTAGGGGGTGAAGAACTGCCCGGCGTGGTCATTGCCCAGCTCACACATCATGTACAAGGAGCCGAGGAAATCTTGGTCGGGGTTCTGCTCCATTCCCATGATGACCTCGGCCAGCAATTCAGCAAATTTATTTTGCTCGGCATCGCTGTACTTGGAAATGATGGTCTGATAGGTTTTGGTGCGCTCTGGAGCATTCTGTTTGTCGGTGGCATTGGAAATCTCAATGGCGGTCACCATCACGAAGTCCTGCCAGACCTGCCACCGATTGAACCGGCCGCACAGACTGTTGAAGATTTTCAGGAATGCTTTTTGGTGGTCGTCCCGGATGTTTCGCACTGCCGTTGCCTTTGCCATCGGTTATTCCTCCGTATCGTCCTCAGCGGAGTCCTCGGTCGGTTCATCGTCGGTGTCGTCCTGCGGGGTCTCCTGCTTGGTGTCCTGCTGGGAATCCCTCTGAGAATTGGAATCCGGCACATCAGGCACCGGCACGCCGAAATTGCGGAGTTTGCCGTTCTCCATCAGGTCACGGAAGAAGTACTGCTGCCAGAAAGAGATCATCTTCAGCAGGATGTTCTCAATCTTGGTGCGGAGAACCTTGTCGATGCTGAACGTACCCTTGACCTTGGTCTTCAGCTCGCTGTTCTCAAAGTACCAGCACATAGAAGAATCCTGACTGCAATAGCCGGTTTCTTCCACATTGCCCAGCATATCCATCTGGGTGGCAACGTCGTTGATGGGGGTGATCACCAGCGTGATGGGATAGCGATCCTTGAAGAAGCGGAACGTGAAGTTGTGCTCATCGCACAGGCCCTGCAGCTTTTTCTTCTGGGCCTCGTAGTTGGAAATTTCACTCATGGTATGTACTCCTTTCAGCAATCAGATGAAATTTTGTAATCGTTATTGTGATTTTCAATGGCAGTCAGCCCGACGGCGTATGCCGCCCAGATGTCCGCTTTGAAACCGTAGAAAAAATCCGGGTTCTTGCTGGTGCCTTTTCCGTTTTTCAAATCGTGGGTTGCGAAACGGTCAATCAGCGCCCGCCGGATGGCCGGGTCATTTGCCCGGCTGTCATGGCAGATGTGCCGCTTTTCTTCGATGCGGCAGAGAAGCCGCGGCTTCTGCGCCATCTGGATGGACAGTGCTTCATAGAAACGCCCAATCCAGAGGACGGTATCAAACACTTCCCTGCCTACGGCCATGCCGTAGGAAGCCACCATTTCAATGGCCGCCCACTGCCAGTCCTGTTCATTGGCGAAAACCAGCTTGTTGCGCAATTCTTCGTTGTCGACCTTGCCGAACTCCAGCGGCCTCAATGTGTTGCAGTCGATAACGCAGTAGGCGCTCTGCCTGTTGCCCGGATCAATGGCAATAATCGGGAATTTTTCACTCATAAATACGACCTCCCAAATTCCTGAATAAACCGGGCTTCCGGCCAGCCGTAGTGTTCCATAGCCTTTTTCTGCGCCCAGCGCTTCAGCCGGAGATCAGCATCACGATTGTTGTGGATGGCGGTCGGGCCGTTCTGATGGCACCACGGGCAAAGTGTCACCCACAGGCCCAGACGCTTGCTCTTTGCCCGGTAGGCACTCCCGAAGTACACCTCATGCCGTGCTGTACCATACCGCCCGCAGATCAGGCAGACCGGCTTATCATGCAGGATGCTGGGTGCATAGCCGTTGGAATCCAGCTTTTCGCCGTACTCATTCAGCGGCATCCGTCTCACCTCCCGTCACAATCCAGACCTTGTGAGAACCCCAGCCCGACCACGAAATCGCTTCCGCATGGGTGCCAACGGCCACATCTAAGGCATTTTCCTTGATGAGTGAGCCGGTATCCTGAACCACCCTCATCCCTACGCCCTCAATCAGAATGACCGTGCCATAGGGAAAGATGCTGGTGTCTGCGGCCACCGTTACGCCCGGCTGAACCTTGGCGCCGCTGGAAGTGATGCCCTGCCCCTCCCCGCAGATATGCGGGTATTCCTCGGAGCAGTAGGCTGTGCATTGAAACTCCCCTGCGTATGTAAGGGCAATGCTCTGATCTGCTGCAATGGTGTCCGTGAGCTGCTCAACCTCGGTCTGCAACTGCTCAATGGTTTCCTTGCGCTCCACGGCCTTGTTCATCCAGTTTTCTTCCCGGCTGGCGTAAATGTCCCTCTCCATGGTGAGTTCATCCACCCGGCGGGCATAGGCCGCGCTGGCAAGAGCGCTGCCGGTAAAAAGGCTGACTGCACAGGCCAGCGACACGATAGAACGAAACTGCATTTCAACCTCCAATCTGTGCTGCTGCGCCGCCGGGCAGTGCCGGGGGCATCCGATCCGCATCCTTGGCAGCATCCACTGCCTTGACAAAACCGGGCTTGACGTACTGCAAGAGATCCGCATTGGAGCGGTCAAGGGCATCCACCAGCCCCGCCGGGGAGCCAGCCCATTCCCGCACAGCGGCAGGCAAGGCACCGAAGATGCTCCTGTTCTCTGCCCGGAAGTCCTCTGCGGTCAGCTTCCCGGTGGCCGTCACCAGTCCGCCGTGGGTGGCATAGTACTGGTTCCGCTCAATCTTCCGGGCGGCAACGATGGCCTGCGTCCACAGGTCGTTTGCTGTAGGCTGACCGGCGCTCTGCAACTTGCGGATTTCTGCGCACCAGTCAACCAACAGCTGGTTCTGATACCGGCACACCGTCAGCGCTTTTGTCAAAGCCGCCGCGGCCACATCATCCGGGATGTCTTTGAGCGCGGCGGCGTAAATCTGCGACCGCGCCGTGCGCTCATCGGTAGAAAGCGGCCGGCCGAAGTAGTTTTCAATCAGTGCCAGCGCATTCTTCAAACATTCAACTGTCATCCTAAACCTCCGAAAATTGCATCATAATCATCCTTGGCGGAGGGCTTTTGCTGTTGACCCGCCGGGGGATTGCGCCGCTCATCACGGGACTGCACATCGCCAATGGTTTTCACGCCCTCATTTTTCCATGCTTTCAGGATGCCGTTGACGTAGTTCCACTTACGAATCCCGGCCAGTGCAGCCTTTTTGATAGCCAGCAGGATGAGGTCATCCGTGAAGATTTCCCGCCAGCCCATCAGGGCATCACTCGCCGCCGGGGGGAAGCTGCCAATGTTGTCCTCGAAAGAGCGGATAATCTCAGACAGCCCAGCATCAACAGCCGTACTACCGTTATCTCTTACTCTTTCTCTGTTCTCTATCTCTTTATCTTTCTCTATCTCTTTCTCTGTAGGGACATTTTCCCCACCATCACTGGACACATTGTGTCCACTTGTGTGTCCAGTGTCGTGTCCCTCTTGTAGCTCCTTGTTCGCAGCATTACTACGAATTCTGCGATTTTTCGCCGCCCAGTCGGTTTCACTGCCAATCATGTTCTGATAATCAGAGATTGACAGTGTTCCGTCCGGGTTTTCAAAAATCAAGCCGATTTGTTTATAAACAGTCAGAGCCAAACGGACGGTTGACAGAGGGAACCATTTGCATTCCCTCTGAATCTTTTCGGCATCGTAGGGAATGAGCATTTCTCCGATTTTGGAAACCAAACAACCGTTTGTATTGATGGTCTTGAGACACAGCATTTGATAGAGAACAACATAGTTGGCACCGTCTGGCTGGCTCATAAGATAGTCAATTTCATCCGATGACATGAAACTATCTTTGAGCTTTATCCAGTAATACCGTTTACCAGTTGCCATCAATGAACCTCCTTAGAACGGCAGATCATCGGCATCGTCCAGAACCGAGAAATCATCGTCACTGCCCTGAGAAAAGCTCTGGCTGACCTGAACATTGCCGGGATGATCGGCCGCCCCCTGCCACTGCTGGCGCTGGCTCTGGGTGGCGAAGCCCATCTGCTGGGGCTGCGGCTGCTGGTTCCGATAGGTTGCCGGTGGCGGGTTCGTCCCGCCATCATCCACGGTCCCCTGCTGGTTGTCCTGCTTCGGCCCGGCAAAATAGATGTTGTCCACCACGAACTCAATCGCCGTGCGGTTGTTGCCGTTCTTATCCTCATACTGCCGCGTCTGGCAGCGGGAATGAACCACAGCGGCGCTCCCCTTGCGGAAGTACTTGCTGACGAACTCCGCCGTCTTGCCCCATGCGGTAAAGGTGAGCCAGTCCGTAGGGCGGTGGCCGTTGGCATCAACCATGTCCCGGTCAACCGCCATGCGGAAACTTGCCACCTGCTTTCCCGTCTGGGTGGTCCGCAGTTCAGGATCAGCGGCGAACCGCCCCTGAAAATCACAGCTGTTCAGCATCGGTCAACCTCTCTGCTCCCTGCGCGTGCATCGCCGCCAAAGGTTCAACCATGCCCGGAATGACAGGGGCAGGAGCTTCAGCGTCCAATTCCACCGAATGCAACGCATCATGCATGTTCTGAACGAACTCGTGAAATGTGTACTTTTCCGTGGTAATAGTGCAGCTTTCCAACTTGTGATAAATGATTTTCAGCTCCGTGTTTGCTGCCAGCAATTCCTTGTACTCATCCACCGGAATTGCAATAACTTCCGGTCTTGCGCCATACGTACTCATAATTTTTCCTTTCCGGTCATTTCGACCATTCTTCTTTGTAACGAGCCAGCTGTTCCGGGGTATCCGTCTGGATGCCCAGTTCCTTGGCTTCTTCGATTGCGCCGTCCACAAGACGGGCAAATTCCTTTGAATCCATCTTGTGGCTTTCCTTGTAGACAAAATAGCAGGAGTAGTCTTTGCCGTTTTCCTGCCGGGTTTCATAGAGCCGGACATAGGGGTAAAAGTCGCTGGGATCTACGGTCGGCGGGAGTTTCAGGCCAACAGGCTTGCCGTCCTTATCGCGGGCCAGCGCTCCATACGAAACCACGAGCCGCCGCTTCACAGCATCCTCGCTCTCGCCGGTTTCTGCAGAAATCTTGTTGCACAGAACGTGGAAATACGCATTTGCCGACAGGCTGCGCTTTTCCCTGTGCTTTTTGATTTCTACGTCCAGAACCTGCTCCTGATGGAGCTTGTCCCAGATTTCACGGAAGTCGCCGTTGATTTCCAGCGTGACCCGCTGTTTCCCGCCGAGGGTAAAAGCCATGTCCACCAGCCGTCCGGTCATGTGGCATCCTCCTTGTCCTGATGGCAGTGCATATAGATATAGGCGCTGTTCTGCCCCATGTTGGCATATAACCAGTCATTGATCTTGGCAAGGCTCATGTGGTTGTGCAGCACGCCCAGCTCGTAAATGTACTCACCGTTCAGCTTTTTCTCTGCAATTTTGGCTTGGATTTCCGCGTCATCGTAGTTAGCTTCCACCATGTACAGGTCATAGTTCGGAGCCGTGATGCCGTTCAAATTGTTCATATCTGTGCAGTAAAACAGCTTCCCTGATGGGAGCCAGACTTTCCAAGCGCAATTCGGAACATTGTGCTTGACCATATCGGGCCTGACGTTGCAGATGCCGTATCCATACATGTGCCCCGGCTCCAGAACATCAATCTGCGAGACCGGCACCCCTGCATCCACCAGCGGCTTGCACAGCCATGCACAGCACGCAAAACGGAGCGTGGGGCGGTTTTCTGCCAAAAGCCGGAGCGTTGTCGGCTGGAAGTGGTCACTGTGAATGTGAGTGAGCAGAACCAGCTTCAACGCCCGGTATACTTTTGACAGTGCCTTGAAAGACACGCCGCAGTCAATCAGGATTTTTTGGTCAATCACCACCGCATTGCCTTTACTGCCAGTTGCGATGATGTTGTAGTCGATCATAACGAGCTGAGGTCAACCACCGGCTCGACGGTCGTGGGTTCACTCTGAGCAATGTCCACATGGGGCAATGCCTGCCCATCGCCCACCTCAGGCTTCCCGGTATGCAGTTCCGGCTGTTCGGATGCACCAGGCATCGGTTCCGGCTCGGTGACGATTTCGCCATTGCCGTCCACCATAGACACGGTGTTGTCGCTCTCAAAGGCTTTGGCCATCTCGATGCTCATAACACCCCAGCGAGAAATAAGCTGTCGAAGCATGGTTTTCTTTGCCATGTCATCGAACGACTTATACCAAAAGGACGAATACTTCCACATTTCGCTCTCCGGGATTTTGCCAGCCAGCAGGTCTTCGTAGTTCTTACGGCTGAAAGCCTTGGAATAGGTATCGGCATGGGTCATCATTTTCTCTTTCGACCAATACAACACCTTGCGGAAGCCGTTGAGGTACTCAAAGTAGGCCATATACCCAACCGTGGGCAACGCGTCACGCTGATCGTCATCCTCGACGAACTGGAATTTGGCTTTTCCGGTTTCCGGGTCTTTGCCGAGGTACTCGCCCTGCTTGATGACCATAACATCCAGATCCTTGTACTGGCCGCTGCGTAAGGCCAGCTGGATGTAGCCCTTATAGCCCAGAACAAACTGTGCCGTGACACTCTCCGGGCGGATCAGCCTGTTGTTGCGGTCATACTTGGCTTTCTGCTTGAAAGGCACGAGGTAGTACTGCCCCAGCTGAGGGGACGGGCTGAGGTTCAGGCTTTCACCCAGCAGGGCACCGGCCAGAATCGTGCCGGCATCGCATTCCTGCAGGGCGGGGTTGACGGCCACCGCCGAGGTAATGCTGGCCGTGAACCGGCGGGCGCGGGCCGGGTCGCGCAGAGTGTTGGAGATCAAGGACTGATAGCCCTTGGTGGTGATTGCCACGGAGAACTTGGGCTTCTTCTGTACCTGCATCTGATTATAAGTTGCCATATTCAATACCTTCCTTTTCCAGATAATGCTTCAAACCGATCAGCTGGGCTTTGGTGCCTTTCGCATAAAAGCGGGTCATCAGGATAGGTTCAGCCGCCGGGGTGGACTGAAGTTCAGGCTGGGGTTCCGGCTGAGTGCCGGCTTCCGGCAATTCGGACGGCTCCTGTACCGGGGCGGGCAATTCAACCGCCGAAGCCGCCACAACAGCGGCGCGGGCTTTTTCGGCAGCGGCTTCCCGTTCGGCCTGCCGGGCGCGGCGCTCTTCTTCCCGCCGACGCTGTTCCTCCAGCGCCTTGTGCCGGTCACCCACAGTCTTGATGGCGTTGGGCAAATCCAAATTGCTGCGGTACTCCACCATGATCTCGGCGGCGTTGTCCATGCCCTCAATTGCGGCCACGTCGGCCACAATGCCGTCCACGAATGCCTTTGCCTGCTTTTTCAAAGAGGTCAGGCTGTCGCTCATGTTGACTTTCGGGCGGTAGGTCAGATTATCCAGCCAATCAATGTCGGCGGCTTCCACCAGTTCGCCGTAGTAGTCCATGAGCGCTTCCGTCTTCTGAGCCACAATGCCAGAGGTCACATCCGCGATTTTCTGCTTCAGTTCGGCATCTGCCTGCTGGAACGGTGCCGTCACGCACTCCCGGTAGACCTGCTCAAAGGCATTGTAGGGTTCAAGGATTTTGCTCTTGATGGCCGTGCGCTGGGCTTCGTACTCCTTGAATTCCTTGGTAAGCTGGGCGCGGGCATCTTTGACGCTCTTATAGGTTTCTTCGGTGCAGATCAGCGAGGTGGCTTCGGCGGTGCGCCGCTCAATTTCGGCCTTTACGCTGTGAAGCCGCTCGACAATGATAGGCAACTGCTGAAGTTCAATGACCTGCAATGCGGTATCCTGTGCCATATCGCACTCTCCTTTCAATTTTTGAATACTTCATAATGGCCGGTGGTCTTGTTCATCAGAACCCAGCCGCCGGCATCCGGGCTGTCCTGAATGAAAAGGTACTGCCGGGAATCCCAGCCATGTGCAGAAAGGGCTTCTTTCTGCTTGCGGGTCAGCCTTTTGGGCCGGGCATTCATGTGTCTGCCACTCATACGATGCTCACCTCCTCATTCCAGCGCTTCAGCAACGAGGGCTGCATGGTGATGATCTTGTAGCCGGTGGCTTCCAGCTCAGTGCTGCGGTCGTAGCTCTGCACGTCCTGCGCGTGCCGTGTGACAGCGTTTGCCAGACCATAGAGGGAAAGGTCACCGCCCGCGATAAGATGTCCCAGAATGCCCTCGCTCTCGTTCTGGCGGATGTTGAACTCCTTGGCCGCAAGCTCAACCACCTTGGGAGCCGCCGCCGGGAGAATGGGTGCTTCCTTGGCATCCCGGAGTTTCTGCACCAGCGCATTGAACCGGGCTTCATCGACCGCCGCCCGGACGGTGTCCTCAATCTTCATCAGGAATGCCCGGTCGTCGGCTTCGATGGTCTCATCCCGGAAAATCCCGAAATCGTCATCCACGCTTTCATTGATGCGGCCAACATGGCGCTTGCCAACACCCACATCCGCCACCATGCCATTGGTACAGACAAGACGGTAAATCAGAGGCTTCACGGAAACGCTGCCCATGCCGACCTCAGAATTGGAAATCAGGATGCCGGCCTGAACGATGTCCCCCGGCACTACTTCGGTCTGGATGCGCTCATTGACAACCTTGATGTACATGCGGGTATCGGTCAGTTCACAGCTTTCAATGCGGGCTCCCTGCATTTCAGAGATAATCGGCAGGACCGTCTGTGCAACCTCGTAGTTGTCGATACGGCGGTAGCGGTCGGAGAGGATGGCGCGGGCGGTACCATCAAGGGTGCGAACCATGCGGCGGGTGTCCGGGGACTGCTGGAACCAGCCATTGACGTTTGCCATCAGCAAGCCGGGGTTCTCTGCCCGCATCCGCTCGTAGTAGGGAGCCGGGATCTTCAACTGCAATCCCAGCTGACGGTGGGCATTTTCGTTCAGCTGGAACGGGGTGTTGCCGATCACGAGGTCAAAGTTCTCGTTGACGGCGGTCATCTGCATAGCACCCGCTGTGGCAACGTAGTCCTTTTTGACCTTGGCCTGCCGGTCAAGCTCAATCGCAAGCTCCTGCAAACTTCTTCCGTACTTCATTGAAATCTCCTTTTCTTTCAGAAAAACAACCGGGACAAGCCCGAAATCACATAAACTTGCGGATCAGGTCACCTACCGCGGTATCACGGAGAACACGGCCGAGCCATGCTCCAAAAACATCGAACACGCCCTTGCTATCCAACCAGATCAGCAGCGCCGCCCCAAAAGCGGTCAGCCAGAACTGGAACAACGGGACACGAGCCGCCGCCTGATCGGGGGTGAGGTGGTACATGAACATCAGCAATTCCTGCATCTTTACTCCTCCCCGCCGCAATAGATCTTCTCGGCCTGTTCAACGCTGGTGTCATCGAATGCCCAGTGCAGTTCATGCAGCACCTTTTCGATGGTCTTTTCGTCAAGCCCGGCTCTCTGCATAGCCAGCAGGCAGTATCCGGTACAGGCCGCGTTGCTCCATGCGCCATTCAGCGCAAGTGCTTCAAACAAAGAAATCTGTTCCTCATGGGTCATAGCTACAAACTTTCTCTTGTACTTGATTTCCAGCCGGAAATAAGTTACACTAAAAAACGATGATGCAGCCTTTCCTTGAAGCGGTTCGGCGCATCGCACCTTTCGGCATCGTCCTGCTGCAACGGGACGGTGCCTTTTTATTTGTCAAATCGGACCCGGATTGCCATGCGAAACGGCCTTATGCTTTTCCGAAGTCCTTTTTGTGCTCATTCCTGTGTGTGTAGATTCGTAAGCCTGCACTCCTGCCCACGGCACAAGCCGCGTTCTCTCGCCGACACTAACGAGTTCTCCAAACTCTCCGGCAGCCATCTTGCTGCGAATCGTGGCGCATGATACCCCGTACCGCTCTGCAAGCTCTTTTGCAGTGTACAGTTCTTTGTGTCCTGCGCTCAGGCGCTCAGTTAATTTATCAGCCAGAATGTCAAGCAGTCTATCAACCATTTCGTCCACCAAATTCACCTCCCTCACTTGTTGATGTGGCATCTTCAAAATCAAATCGTCCGCCGGGAGCGCTCAAACGCTTTGATGTCTTCAGCGCTGACCCTGTACTCCTTTCCGATTTTGATTGCACCGAGCTTCTTCTTACGAATCCACTCCCATACGGTAATGATCTGAACACCGTACCGTTCTGCTACATCCTTGCAGGTATACAGTTCCCCCATGAACGTCCTCCTTTCTTTGTATAGATTTATAGTTGTGTTTTGTTTGGTTTTGTGATATGATAATAGTGCAAATCAAACAAATCACAAAACCACCTGTCCATATCACACAAAGCAGTTTTGTTTGTTGTGTGTTTTGTGTGGTATGGCTATACTATACCACGCATTTTGTTTGGTGTCAACGGCACTTTGCGTGTTTTGTGTGGTTTTGTCTTTTATGCACAAAATCAGGCGGTGTAGTATGGATATATTGTTAGAAAGAATCATTGAGTGCATCGGGCCGCGGCACGGTGCTAAGAAAGAACTTGCGGAGCATCTTGGGATTCACCCCAACGTCATCACAAACTGGCTGAATGGGCGTAACAAATCCTATCGGCGCTATGTGAATGAAATTGCTGCTTTTTACGGTGTTTCCGTTGATTACCTCTTAGGGAATGCCGATTCAAAAGAAAAACAGCCTGACTCTCAAAATGAGAATCAGGCTGTCAAGGATGAACTGATTGCCTTTTATGGGGATGTAAAGGATGATCTTACCCCCGATGATATTGACGATCTTATGGTCGCTATGCGCGCAAAGGCCGAGCGGAACAAGAAAAAGAAATCAGGTGTGTAATGCATGAACACAGCCGTTTGCTGTATGTATGATGATCTGGAAGCTTTGAACGTAGACGTTGTGGATGTTAAACTCAAAAACAATTTCGCAATCGCGTTCTTTGACAATTTCCTTGTCATTGATCGCAGCAAATGCAAGACCGCCGCACAGGAACGCACTGTGCTGGCGCATGAAGCAGGGCATTACATGAGCGGTGCTTTTTACCGCGCTTATAGTCCATTTGAAGTCAAAGAACAGGCAGAGCATCGGGCATTTGCCGCATCTGTCGAAAAGTATCTCCCTGTCAACGAAATCCTGAATTGCTACAAGATGGGCATGACAGAAAATTGGGAGATTGCCGAATATTTCAACCTTGAAGAAGAATTTGTTGAAAAAGCAGTACATTATTGGACTGATTGCAAAGGCATAGATTTTAATTGTTTATAAAACGAAAAAACGCCCCCGGTGCTACCAACACCGAGAGCGTTCAAATAGATTGGCTTACTCAAAAAGAGCAGTCACATCCGACACTGTGATTATACCTCTTTTGGGTAGGCTTGTCAAAGTGTACCCAAAGGAGGTTATTTTATTATGGCAAGACTCAAAAAAAGAAAAGATGGCCGCTATCAACGCAAGGTGACATTGTCCAACGGAAAACAGAAATTTGTATACGGCAAAACGATTGCTGAAGTCAATGCCGCTGCAAATGCACTAATGAACCAAGATACCGCCGGGCTTGAAGTTGGAGATCACACATTGGTGGGCGAGTGGGCAAAAATTTGGTTGAAAAACTATAAATCCGATTTACGGGCCGCTACCATCAAAATGTACCGGGATAGCTATAATCTCCACATCATGGAACAGATCGGATACATGGAACTCCGAAACGTAAAACCAGTTCACATCCGACAGGTTATGGCCAGCGTTGCATCCAGATCGGAAAGCCTGCAGCGTAAAGTTCTTCTGACTATGCGCCAGCTTTTTGAGGAAGCACGTTTGAATCATCTGATTATTGATAATCCTACTGAGGGTATCAAAATCACCCCTCACGCTAAAGCGGAAAAGAAAAAGGCTTTGCTTCCCAATGAGGTCGATATTCTGATGAATGTAGTCGTAGAACCACGCGCCCGCGTATTCTGCGCCCTCTGTCTGTACTGCGGGCTTCGTAAGGAAGAAGCGCTTGGATTGCAATGGTCGGACATTCAAAGCAGCTCTCTGACCATCCGGCGCGCTATGACCTTTCTGAACAATCAGCAAGACCCTGTAGATGATCTCAAAACAAAGGCCGCACACAGAGTCGTTCCTATCCCGGACAAGCTCAGATCCGTCTTGCTTGATACACCACACTTGAGCCGGTATATCGTCCCAGCCGCCGATGGCGGAGATATGACCCGCTCCGCATTCACCCGGTTGTGGAACTCTCACGTTGCGGCCCTTGTGCCGTTCTCCCTGCATCCCCACATGCTGCGGCACACCTACGCAACGACACTTTATCGTGCAGGGGTAGACTTACGAACGGCACAAAAACTAATGGGACACAGCAGCATTCAGGTCACCGCCGATATTTATACTCATCTGGAACAAGAAGATTCGCTCCATGTCGCCGATAAATTGAACGAGTATCTTTCCGGCAAATCGGAAAACTCCGCAAAAAGTAGTCAAAAGGTAGTCAAGCTCGCCATCTGACACAAAAAAGAAGCCACACAGCACGTTTTTCAACGCTACTGTGTGGCTTTTCTGGTGCACCTCCAGGGACTCGAACCCTGGGCCCACTGATTAAGAGTCAGTTGCTCTACCAACTGAGCTAGAGGTGCATATTATCAGAATGCGGTTTCTTCATTCTGATAATCAAA